CTGTAACATGGCGTGCAATGAGTTGTCTAATGACAGGTGGGGGTATTGGTGTTGACTACAGCAGGCTACGTCCAGCAGGGCGAACTCTTACGCGCACTGGCGGCGTTGCATCAGGCCCTATCCCACTCATGGCTGCAATTAACGAAATTGGAAGAAATGTCATGCAGGGTGGATCGCGTAGATCAGCAATCTATGCTTCGCTCAATTGGAGTCATGAAGACATCCCTATCTTCCTTAGAGCAAAGAATTGGTCAGATACAATCAGGAGCTTGAAAAGCGACAATTTCAATTTCCCAGCTCCTCTAGACATGACCAACATCAGCGTTAATTATGACGACGCTGCATTAGGGAACCTGGGTTTGAGTGCCAACGAGGTATTCCTCGAAAACTGTAAGCAGGCGATGTCTACTGGCGAGCCTGGCTTCAGTTTTAACTTTGGAGATAAACAGAATGAAACGCTTAGGAATGCTTGTACAGAAGTTACATCGGAAGATGATTCTGACGTATGCAATCTTGGTAGTATCAACATGGGCAATATTGAAACTCTGGAGCAATTCAGGGAAGTCGTTGCTCTGGCGTCGAAATTCCTCGTATGTGGAACTCTCCGAGCAGACTTGCCGTATGACAAAGTTTATAAGGTCCGAGAAAAGAATCGCAGACTTGGGCTTGGTCTCATGGGGATTCACGAATGGCTCCTCAAGCGAGGCTACGGATATGAAGTTGTCGACGAACTCCACGAGTGGTTAAAGGTATATGAGCACGAAAGCGAAAGATCGGCTAACGAGCACTGTGATAGGTTCTATATCAGTAGACCTGTCGCCTATCGAGCTATTGCACCTACTGGAACAATTGGAATCCTGGCAGGCACAACTACCGGTATCGAGCCCTTATTTGCAGTTGCTTATAAACGACGTTACCTCACAGATGGAACTAAATGGAAATATGAATATGTCGTCGACAGCACAGCAGACCAACTTATCAAAGAATATGGATTAAATCCAGACTCTATAGATACAGCCTACAAGCTAAGCCACAACTATGAACAACGAATTAAGTTTCAAGCTGACGTTCAAAGCTACGTCGACATGGCCATTTCCTCAACGATTAACTTACCTGCATGGGGAACTAAAGGAAACTCTCCAGATGACGTTGGGCGATTTGCAGGAATTCTTGCAAAGTATGCTCCGCAGCTCCGAGGATTTACCTGTTACCCTGACGGTTCTAGAGGAGGTCAGCCCATCACAGAGTGCTCCTATGACGAAGCCCTGAAACATAAGGGCGTTGTGTACGAGGAGAATGACATTTGTGATATTAGTGGGAAAGGTGGGTCCTGCGGGGTATGACCACAGTAGCAGTAAGTACTAAGTTTGGTGCCATGGCTTGTGACAGGCAGTTTACCTATATGGGCTCTACAAAGATGCGTGGGGCTACAAAGGTAATGGAAATTCCTGAAGCAAGTGCTCTAAAAGTTTTTGACGTAAAAAAAGCGTTCCTTGGATTTTCAGGGAACGCGGATGTATGGACAAATGTGGTGACGTGGTTTTACACGTTGGATGATAAACCTCCAAGGTGTAAGAACATTGAATTCCTCCTTCTACATGAAGGTGGTATTTATCATGGAACTAACCTTACAAATTGGTTCCTCATTACAGAGCCACACTTTGCCATTGGCAGTGGCTACTCTCATGCGCTAACAGCTATGGATATGGGGGCTACTCCATTGGAGGCTGTGAAGGCAGCAGCTAAACGAGATGCTATGACAGGTATGGGGTATAAAAACTATGAACTATGAAGTAGAACGTGAAGGATTTGTAGCTGAATATAAACACCGTATTATTCGGTTGCCAGCTTTGGCAGAGGAGGAAGCTAGGAATATTGCAGAACTCATTATGCAAATTATTGACGATTTAGCTACGAAATATGTAGTGTATATTAGACGTATGCCAGAATATACTAGAGATATTGATTTTGAAACCATGCAACATAAATGGTATGTTACGTGCCGCTATAGTTTTACAGAACCTACGAAAGTCAAACCAGCCGGTAAATATAATTTAAGGACATATGACAATGACAGTGTATCAGGATTTGGTTTAGGATAAATAGAAGGGGCCGAAAGGCCCCTTTTTCATATTACCTCCAGCGCACGCTGGTATAACTTATATCTATCAGCATAACCATTCAAACCCCCATTAATACGTTTAGTGAGGGTTTCAAATTGTCCGAGGTCACACAATGAGTTTAGATTATTATTTTTCCAGAACCACCCAGCAATCTCAGTTGCATGTTGAGGCTGGGATAACAATGAAGGTTCCTCCAGCAGAGGTAAATCTAGAGCTAGACAAGCTAATGAATAGTTTCTTCGTCCAGTTAACTGGATTAAGCCACGGCCCTTATATTTACGGCCGTCGCCAGGTAGAGTATTACCCAGACTTGCCCGACCTTCATACGCTTCACCAGACGCTATCTCTTCAGTATAACGCAACTGTCCAGATTCATGACCAACTTGAGCAAGGAACATGCGAATCCGTTGAGGAGTGTCTATCTCATATTTTGCCATTGTGGAGTTCAACAATGGAAGATATTGCTGAAGGCGTTGCTCAGGTGCATCCTTGTAAATGTGACGCAGCTGCATCAGGTTGATGTCCATAAATATCCTTTAGTGATTGTAGGAGTTATATCTCCTAAAACTTTCTAAGCTTCCATTGGGCTCTCCTTGAGCCCTTTGTTTTGGTGTCTTCACAGCTTCTTTCTTAATTGTGTCAACTCTATTTAGGAGAACATTTGGATCACCACCCAATTCCTTATACTGCTGAAGAATGGTGCCCACATTGCCGTCGAGGCGTACAGCGTTCTCAAAGTCCTTCTCAAGACCAGCCAGGCGTTGTTCGTTACGTGTTTGACGCTTCTTGTCGACCCACACTTGATCTGCTGCTAGGCGCTCGTCAAGGGGACGTAGACCTAAAATGGCACGAGTGGCAGTTTCCTCGGGAGTTCTTGGACGCTCCACTTTCCTCTCGCCCTTCGGATTGGTTACCCATCCGTTTGTATCAGTCAAGGCAGTGGCTTCAAAAATGTTACGTCCTGAAGCAGGCATCCCCTTGTAAGCCAACTCTCTTAGAGAGGCTTCGTCTTGCTTCCAGGCGGCTTCTGCGGCGGAGCTAAGGATGTTCCACTCGTTGCTTACATGAGGTAGAGCATTTAGAGGGCTGTCTGGTAGCAAAGAAGAAGCAGCGACACGAGTCTGAATGTCTGTGTTGGTCCAAGTAGACATAGCACCGTCTAGCAGTACACTGTGTTTCTTAGGGTCTGACAATACCCATTCTCTTACTGACTTGTTTGTTAGCCATTGAATGAGGTTGTCCATTTCCTGACTACCAGGCATTCCCATAGCGCCATATAGTAAGACACCTGTGGTAAGACCAGCAGCAAAGCTCTCAACCTGTTGTGGTTTCTTAAATTTAGGTACTGGCAGCTTAACCGGAAGGTTTCCGACCTGCTTACCTTCAATGGCAATTGGCGAAGCTAGGGCTGTACGGCTTACCGTTTGCTCTACTAGGTTGTGCTTGAAGGTAGACAGGGCACCTAAGAGTTGGCCAGCCTGTCCCAGAGAGGAATAGATGCCAGGCCGCTCATCACCGTGGTAGTTAACCATAGCGTAGTCGGTGGCTGCCTGTGCACGTAACAAACCATCCTCACCATAGAATCCTGCTTTGTGAAATAGGTCGGACATAAACAGAAACATGGTTGGTCTTGTCATCTTCTCAGGGACAGAAATTGAGGCGTTTATAACACCTTCAATTTTAACACGAGCATTGCTCTTGTTTAGGTTGTGAACAAGTTCAGCCTCTGAATAATCGAACATCCCACGCTCGGCTGCCCACTCATACGCATGCACAATATGGTTAGGGATAAATGATGGAATTTCTTTCTTCATCATTTTAGCAGTAGCAATGGCAATGGGATATGCAAAGCCTGCTGTAGCGGCTGAATGAACAGCTTGTGTATGTGGAATGCCCATTACCTCACGAACAGCAGCACCCTCAATGGCCATAGCCTGTGGTAGCTGTGCAAGCTGCATCATTCCAAAGCCAAAGTTAAAACAGCCCATCATCAAGCTGGTAGACATTTGCTGTGCCCCGTTAATGAGAGCACGCGGTCCTTTAGGCCCAAGCCCCATAGCAGATAGGCTGTTGTCTACGAAATAGTTGACACCGGCTCCAATGGGGTTAAGATCTACACCAGATACATGATCCACATATTTCTGAATGTACTTAGCGGTGTTTGGGAGCTTCTGTTGCATGTTAGGATCGGCCAATAGCTGTCCCACCTCGTTCATAGGGGCCTGTAGAGAGTCATAGCGGAAGCCCTGTTCCAAATAGTCCACAAGGGCTTCAAACATTTGCTGGGTATTTTCCTTACGGGAGAGCCAGGGACGATCACCCAACGAGCCCTTGATACCACTCTTCTTCAGTTCATGCACATCAAACCGATATAGAGCAGCAGTCTGGTCTTTGATGTGTTGGTCTACAATGGCCTTTGCTTCAGCGAACGCTTGGTCTTTCTTAGCAAGCTCTGCTACGAGATCAGTGAATCCATTGTATGTGCGGTTGTGCCCCACATAACTGTTCAGTCCCTTACGTGGCAGCTTAATAGACTCTTTGTAGTTGTCACCCATCTCTGCATACTTCGCAAGCGCCTGCTTGTGTCCATACGCCGTGTCGGCTTGGGCAACCCCTGTTGTGTGCCACTCCCCCGCCTTATCATAGAACCCCACCAAGCTGGTATATGCACCAGAGAACATGCTTGGGAAATAGCCCTTGCGTGGTTCAAACGCAGAGAAGCCTTGCTTACCAAGGGCCTCAGACACACTTGCGTAGCGAGCATCTAGGGCCTCTTTAATGCGGCCTGCCACAGCTTTCTGAGATTCAGTCATCCCAAACCGCTCCATAATGTCTGGAGTAAGTTCTTTCTGGTTACGGTCTAAAGCTAGTAGCATTTCAGCTAGGCTGTCTTTCTCTTCTTGAGATAGCTTCTTGAGCAGAGAGATGATACCATTTTCCTTGTTGGTTATATATTGTTTACTCATAACCTCAGCCTGATTCCTGGCTTCTTGGAAAATGGTACGAACAAAGTTTAAGGGCTTATTAGCAATGTTGGTACGCAGTGCACCCTCAGAACCTGAGCGTAAGGTGTTCGCACCCACCCGTGTCATGTCCTTGCTAGAGTCAATACCAGCGGTAGCTTCTTCGAGCGTGTTCACACGCGAGTATTGTGTGTCGTTAGCTCTAATGGCCGCAGCCTTAGCTGCAAGCTCTGCCTTACGCGCAATGAGTTCGGGAGAGCGTGGCTCAACAACAGTGTTGGGACGTGGTGTACGTGGTCCTAGTATTAGAGCACCAAGCTGCTTATTACCTGGGCTACGGATAACCAACGGCTCACTGCCATAGGTGTCCTGTTGTCCTAGCTTAGGCCCGTTAGCCTCTTGAATTGCATTGCCCATCTCATTACGAGCAGGAACATCCTGACGCATGTATGGATTAATATACTCAGGGGCTACAATGGATTCAGGCAATCCTTGACGTACAGGAATACCGTTCTCATCCACAGCCCACTCATTACCACGTGGCACCCGTAGCATAGGCTCTTTGGTACCCGGGTATGGCATAGCATCCCTAGGAACAACACCACCAGGGGGAACCTCGTTCCTACTAATACCTTCCTCAGAACGTGAGAGTCCTTCCATAACACTTGGCTCAGCAGCTATAGGGTGTGGGTTAAATGGTGTGGCCTGTTGAGCACGCAATACTTCTGGTGGTGCCTGGCGAGCCAGTGCTTCCTCTTGCATTTGCCTGGCACGTTGCTGCCAAAATTCCATTTCCTTCTGCTGTCGCTGTAGTTCTACCAGACCACTCTTATCATGTGTGAACTTGGCTTCTTCTGAACGAACAGCATCCTGCACCGCACGCTGCATTTCCATGGCGTTAGCACGCCCAACCTCAGCACCCATATCTGGAGCATATGCACGACCCTCTGGCTCTACACGCATGACAGGAGGTAGGTTAGGTCCTTCAAATGGGTTTAGGTCAGTACGACCTGTAGCTGCCATTTGCTGCATAGCAGCAGCCCGTTCCTTGTATGGTAGAGTCTCTGGAGAAACCCATGGCTTACCTTCTGGCTTATATTCTAGGAATAAATCTTTAGGGGCTGTTTTAGGGGCACCTTCCTGTAAAATAGCATCATACTTCCCAACGGCCTTCGGTACTTCTGCTTCTCTAGCAATTTCATTTACCTTAGGCATGCGAGGCATAGCCGGTAGGGGGTTATACCCTCCTAGATGGCCAGCAATGGGAGGCATGTTCTTACCTAGATATTCTAGAATGTTTGCACCAGTTTCAGTACGTGGGTTGTAGGTCCATGCTTTAGCAGCATCTTCAACAGACATACCTTTTAGCGCTGCATAAGCTGGTAATGCCCATGAACTCTGCACAGCACCGCCCACAGAGCCAAGAACTAGGTCACCAACAACAGCAGGCACTTTTAGTGCTGCTTCAACTGGATCATTGGTGCCAGCTAGCTTCTGGTAGAAATTACTGTCTGGCTCTACTCCATTAGCAGCAAAGAGGTCTTTAGGACCTCCTTGCATATCTTCAAATAGGTCTTTAGGCATTATTTAATTCCTAACTTTGCTTTCACTTGTTCCACTGTTATTCCATATTTCTTAGCGGTAAACTCAAGGTCTTCTTGACTAGGCCCTGCCTTAGCCGGCTGTGGTGTAGCTCCACCAGGCGGAGCAATGGCAGGAGTAGGTACAGAGGCCTTAACTGGGTTCTCAATGAGCTTACCCGAGGCATCCACTGTCCATGCAGGAGCCTGCGCATTACCCTTAGCAATGACGGCTTGTAGAGCTTGTGTAGCCATTGCATTCGCCTTAGCATATGCATCTTGGTCTCCCGCAGCGGCTGCGTCGGCCATGTCCTGGTGTGCATAGGCAAGTTGTTCCTCAAGGGTACGAGGAGGCCTACGACCACCTGTACCAGAACCCTTAGCGGCAGCCCTAATACCAGCAGCATCACGTGTAGCAGAAGCCTGAATGTTAGCTACACCAAAGGCGGTCTTACGGTGTTCATTCTCTTGCTCATACATCTTCTGCATGTCACCAAACATCTTATGCATAGCTAGAGCATGTTGTCTTACTTGAGGATCAGGAGAAAGCATGTCTTGTTGCACACGAGTTTGTGCTTGTTTTAGTTCTGAGTCAGAGGCATCTGCGCGGAGCTTCGAGAGTGCAGCTGAGTAAGTAGGATCAGCTAGACGTTTCTTTTGCTCTAGCTCGAAGGCACCATTATCGGCTTGCTGGTTTGTATTACGAGCTAAGGCATCTTGGTAGCCTGTTTGTGCTTGCTTAAACCCCATCTCCAGCGGCTGCATTTGCTGTGCTCGTTGTTCTTCCCCAACATGCTGCTGTTGATTAATGGTGTTGTTTTGCTTGGCTATGTTAAACATATCACCAAGCATCATCCCACCAAGATAACCTAGCGGAGCATTGTTCTGGTCAACCTGTGGAAACAGGGTAGATAGATCACCTGCCATGTTTAACCTCCCCAGTCTCCGTAGCTGTCATTAGAATATAAATTAGACATATCTGTACTTGTTGGTGTGTAGCTACTACCGCCACCTCCACTGAACATCCCACCTAACCAGCCCTTAACCGGATCGAAGACACCAGCCTTGTTGGCCATACCAGCCATCTGTAGCATCTGCATTAGGTTCTGTCTTCCATATTGATTTGCTGCTAAAACATTAGGAGCAATTTGATTAGCCATACCTGCTAGCTTGGCCTGTAGCTCCACTTCACGCGGGCCATATTGGCTACGACGACCAGCAGCAGCATCCCGCCTATTTAGTTGTTGGCGTAACTGGGTAGCATAGGCACTGTTAGGACCAAACATACTGGACAAGCTGTTAGCCTGTTTATTGGCACCAGCATATTGTTGATATAGGCCATAGAGCCCCATACCAGTACCCAAGCCATTAAGCACCTTGTCAAAACCAGTGCCTGTCTGACCTGTGGTACTGTTGCCAAACCCACTCTGTCCCTCTGGCATACCTTTATAGTCTAGATTAGCATTGGCCAACCCCTGTCCTGGTGTTTGCCACCCAGTGTTAATACCAGCAAGGCCTAGAAGGCCGTTTATAGCCGACATAGGGGCTGTGACAGGAGCAGCAATGGTATCTACCATGCGACCTGCAATTTGCTGCCCTATGGGTGTGCTTGGTGGGTTGTCTGAGAACTGGTTTGCAGCGACTGGCCCTACAAGGTTTGCCACCATCCCTAGGACAGGGTTACTTTGTGCCACACTAGAGACAGCCTTATTCATTGCGTAGTTCTTGACAAACTTAGCAATACGGCTATATAGATCGGGAGAGGTTGTGTTAGAGCCCATAGCCCCTTGTGGTGGCCCCATGAAGTCTGGTGACATATCGCCAGGAGGACCCATGAAATCGGGAGAATAGTCTCCCCAGCCACCATAAGGGTCGGAATTACCCGCGAGCCCAGCTGGAGGCCCCATGAAATCGTTAGACAGGTCTGCTGGAGGCCCCATATCACCACCGCCGCCAAAGTCTCCACCGTTGTCACCGCCGTAACCCCCACCCATACCGGAGCCACCGAATCCGTCACCTCCCCCACCAAAGTCTCCACCGCCCCAGCCGCCACCTCCGAATCCGCCACCGTCACCGCCTCCGGCATCGTCGAAGTGCTTTAGGCCTGTCTTAGGATCGGTACGACCAGAGCCACCGAACATCTGTAGAAGATGTCCTTCCCCAGGAGTAATGTGGGCAAGCATGCTGTCCTGCCCGGAATTCTTAAACCCAGCTTTCTGGACTTTCTTTGCTTGCTTTTTTAAACTCATATTGTTTCCTTTAAGGTTTAGTGGTACCTAAGTCGGTCCAGGTAACAGCACCAGCATTACTGATGGCTGCTCTCCAATAGTGCCCATTAGGACTCTTCAGAACAAGCCCCTGCGCAGCGTCGTCTACAATGAGGTCATCAGTAGTGTCTACACCTTTGGTTGTTCGGCCAGCGCCGTTTAAGCCAGCATAACCGCCTGCTACATCTTTGTTAGCTGACAGTTCTACACCACTCAAATTGGTGGTGATGTCGTTTACAAGAGTACGTAGTTGTTCGTACCAGTTACTCCAGAAACTAGCATTGGTGTATGCAGTTTGTTGCTGTGCGGCGTTACGTGGTATAGGAGGTGCTGGCGGAAGAATCATTATAGGTTGGCGAAAGAACCATTACACTTCTCAATAGAAGACACAATGGTGATGTTATAATCACGAGAAATACCAGTACGGTTACTGATGTATAGCCGTGGTGTGGCAGAATCAGCTGAGATTGTTAAGTTACCGTTTGTGCCGGCGGCATTTGCTAGTGTCCCAGTAGTTACATCTACAGTTGCTCCCGAACTTGCCATTAGATTACAATAATTGGTGCCATCACCAACACTAAAAGCTACAATGGCCTGGCCTCCAGCCGAATTGCGGCTGGAGATAAAAGCAATGCCGTTGGTAGCATCATCAAATCCCCAATAACCGGCCTTATCGTCATCCAACATCGCCACAGCAGCCACCGACTTAAATGCACCAGCAATGGAAGTACCATCAAACCTTGACACATCACCTTCATCCAGCCTATAGTTGGTAGAAGTAACATTCATTAGCGTTACCACATCACCAGACCCACCGTGATACACAATATGAGTATTCACAGCAGAAGAGTCTACAATAAAGGCAGGATCATAGTAAGCGGGGCCGGCAACATCATTATTAATGTAGCCAACATGAATATAAATGTCGGTGGATACAAAGCCACCACCATGATCGCCAATAATACCGCAATAGGTTTTGTTATTGACAAAACGGTGATTGTGAAAGTAGATGGACTTACCAGCCACATACACACCAGCATGGTCTAGAATACCGTCGCTCGTTTCACCGCCTGTAGCAGAGCCTGTAACTGTAATGTTTTCACCATAAACATACCAGTCACTATCTTGCAATTTTAGGGTAGCGTCCTGACAGTTGAAGAAGCTCTCCATATTGATAGCTGTAATACGGTACGGACGTTCAGTAGCCGCTGTGCCGGCGTCACCGACCAGCCACCCATGCCCGCCGTTGCGAGAAGTACGGCAGTTAATGAGGGTGGTTTGAGCTGGGCGTTGAATGTTAGTACGGCCCGTGAATCCACCGCCGTTAATAACAATACCATGTGATCCGTTTTGATCTGTGTCAGCTGCAAATACAAACGATTGCACAGTGTCTCCAACCATCACTAGACCAGCAGCAGGCTGCTTGGTAATACGTACCCTAGAGACATAGCTACGCTTCATGGATGGAGCAGTGTTTACATCTTCTGCTTCAAACCGTACTCCATGGTTGTTGTCTGTATTTGTACCAGCTTGCCTAGCCACTGAAGCAGAGACAGCGATGTCTTGAATACCACAACCAGGCTTTTTAAATCGAATAACATCACCAACTGGATTGGTACCTTGTATCTCAGTAGCATTAGTATCGGTGAAATGGTTGCCTGAACCAAGCTCACCCATAATGATGGTATTTTCGTAATCTACGATAATTTCATCGCTAGCTAGATATGTACCACGTGGTATAAACACAATGCCACCACCTGCTGCACCAACAGTGTCTACAGCCAATTGGATAGCGGCCGTATCATCAGCAACACCATCACCGGTGGCCCCATATATAGGCATACGCACGTTGGCGTAGTTTGCATAAGTCTGGGCATTAACATCATTCAGCCAGACTGGCTGTACAACGGTCCCGTTAATGAAAGTTGTTGAAGACATTAGTTACGTCCTTTGTTAATATTTGCTTGTAGCTTTTGAATTCGTAGGGGGTAGTTGTCCGTATACTCTAGCTTAAAGGCCCTCTGCCTGAAGGAGCCAAGCCTAGTGATGGATGGTAAATCCTGGTTAAGATTACAAGTAATTGGACTACTGTAGGTTTGGTAGTCATCATCTGTATATGACACAATGACATTGCTGTCCACACCAGGACTGTCAGCAAGCACGACCAGTTTAGACATAGTCTTTCTGTCTAGGGTACCAAAGTCAATTGGGTCAGTGACAATTCTCATCGTGAAATTCGTGCTGTTATCGCTATACACATTATCATCTAGGAGATAGAATATCCTGGATGACTCAATATTGAACAGCGTGCCTACCACATCCCCATGACTTAGTTGAATAGCATTGCTAACACTAAAACTGTTGAAATCCTTGAAGGCCCACCGATACCAATACTTTGTCTCTACATCAAACACGAAGGTGCGCCCACCTGCGTTTAGTAAATAAAATGTATGTCCTAGACAGCTTACAATGCCCCCATAGTAGGTGGAAAAGTCATCTGTAAGGGAAGATAAATAACGGGTAACAGTTGGGCTGCCTACAGCCTCAATTTGGAAGTCTTGTAGCTTGAACACATCTACCTGCCCACCTGCTGCGGAACCAATGTAGAACAGTGCATTACCATATTTAGCTAAGCCACCAATGTATTGATTAATCTTAATTGGGGTTTCATTACGTTGGAATGGGCTACCAGACTCAACACCTGCATCCCAGAAATATTCAATGGATGTAGAACCAAAAGCAACAATGTAGTTGTTAATCTTGTCAATGTTTACAATCCAATCACCATCCATTTCAGCATTGATGAAGTTGCCAGCGGTCCATGCCATAGGATCATTCAAGTCCGAGTTCCAGATGGATGCTGTATCTTTCTCTACCAAACACAAATAACCGTCAATAAATATTGGCTTTGGTAGATGTGGGGTTGGCATGTCTGGAGAGGAACAGGTAGTTGTAGTACCATCAGTCTCTATTTGAAGCAGATCAACGCCGTCGGTAGCAATTAAATCTACTACTCCATCATCAAACAAGAATGTTGTAAACCCTACACTACCTGTGGTAGTGGAAAACACATTGCTGCATGTAATGGTTGCTTCTGTAGCAGGGTCATAGATATATACATCGTTCAAGATGCAATATGCAATGAGCTTCTGGTCTGGCCAGAAATAAGCACCCCTAACAGGAGAGTCTACTGGCGGAATAAAAAAGATGGAGCTACCTGCTCTCTTGGTGACATACTGCCTACGATCCTGCAAGTCCTTTGAACTAACATTCTCGAAGAAGCAGTTTAGAAACTGTTCGTCCTTAGCCCCGTTGTTACTCCCCTGCCTAGAAGACCAGTATTTGGTTAAGACAATGTCTTCTTGGCTGTATGTATCAATGGACGGAGTTTTTGTGTAAGGCATTATTCTTGTCTGGTATATGGGTGAATGAACAGACTAGCGTCCTCAAAGCCAGCATCTTGAGCCTGGTCAAAGTACCCCTTAGCTTCTTGTTTCAGAGCTTGCCTGTCTTGAATTGGTACTCCCCAGCGTGGAGCAAGCTTACAAGCAATGTCCCAGATAATGGCGTCATACCATTCATTAGGAAGGTCCATAGTGTTTGTGCTACTATCGAAATACTCTAGGGGCCTGGTATAGACAATGGTAACAGTTTCCGTGTTGTTTGTTAGCGAGGTAGGCCACAACTTAATGGTTCCATAGTCAGTATGTGGAGTGTATGAGAGTTTGAATGGGACACTACCGCCATCACTGGTTGGGAATTTGTTATAGTCGTAGTCAGCTTCAATGTCCAGAGGAATTCGTGCACCACTAGAGTCTGTACGGTATGCCTGTAGCATATGAATTGGGTATGGTGTGTCTAGTGTCTTGCCAACACCTATTAGATAGGTACTAGTGGTAGGCACCCAGGAATATGATGTTTTTGCCCACAGAGGCATGCCTAGTGTGCGAAACCGTGCCACTGTCGTATTCAACATTAGAGCGCCAATAGTGTAGTCTTCTGTGGAAGGCGACTGCCCTTGGGCAAGGACACCTAAGATACCTAGAGCAGCTTCAATTAGCTGGTTCCTTGTTAGCTGTAATATTGTATTGCCAGAAGTTGTCATAGGTTGTGCCCATTTCCATCAAGGTCTAATAGCAGTTGATATGGCAATGCGTCATAGCCGGCCTGTAAACATCCCGCAGCTCCCATACCAGCATAACCGCTTGCAGTTTGTACCGTGCAAACAAATACAAAATGATCTGTAGGCTCAGGACGTACAAACGCAGGTACTGAAGTATGTGAGCGATAGTTATAGAGTGTTTGTGGATGCCTGGTTTCCCAGTCGTGTTCACACACCATATAACCATCCCAACGTTGTCTTACCTTATCTGAAGGATATTGAACTCCACAAACATCGCAAACAACCTTCCATACACCAGGCCAAGGCCAGCCTTTCTTATTGCGCTCCATTACTCTTTAAGTCTCTAATGTCTGTCTTAATCTCGTTAAACATTTCACGCAATTCAACTTTGAATTCTTTGAAGTCATCTTTGGAGAGTTTCTCCTGCTTCAGTTTGTCAATGTCTTGCTTGATATATTTAATATCTTCTTGAGTATTACTAACCATATTACGCATAAACCAGCCTCCAACACCTAAGAGAAGCATAACCACCCATTTTAATACTTCTAGTTCCATAGTACACCTTTATGTAAGTCGAATTCTATATAGGCCAACCCAGTCAGCTCTACTAGCATTTGCTACATGGAACGTTAGGACATGGGCACCAGCACTTGGAATATGCACTGATGTAGAGAAAGCTTCTCCCGGAGCTACGGAGAAAACACTACCAGAAGGCAGGTTTCCGGTCCATACTAAATCACCATCTATACGTACTTCAAACGGCACTGTGCCGCCCCCATTAGTACAAGCATCAATTGCTAGGGTATAGTCTCCAGCAGCATTAACTGCAATGGTAGTTTTAATGTCCTGCACTGCCTTGGTAGGGGCAATGAGCAGCCACGTACTCGTTTGCTGTAGGAATGCTCCAGAATCTGGGAGCCTATCAATATAGCGAATAGTGCCGTAGTTAACCCCAGACTCCTGGACAGCAAGCGCAGATGCTGTACTAAGTTCCGTGAATGCAGCATACTTCTTAGAGGTAGCATCATCAGCAATGGCGCCGTAGGTAATTGGCCAGGTACTATTGCCGTTTGTGGGAGCTTTTGTAACGCCCGCATGGAAGAAGCATAGCTCTGCTCCCCCACGGTTGCGCCAGCTTTGCCACCAATCTTTAAGCCTTGTACGCATGCGATCATCTGTATGAGCAGCTAAAATGTATGGTGTTGATGTACCATCGCCGCCGTGAGTATGCGGACCAGCTTCGTACCCCATTGTTTGTAGGCCCCAGGTAAGCATAAGGTTATTCCACCTGTCTGCTCTACCCAGCGTAATAATGGCGTTAGCATCAAGTTGGGTAAACACATCGTCTACAGAGTTAATACCGCCAGCACCCGAGTTCATGTTTGCTGGTTCCATATACAAGGCTGGTGTCACACTATACAGCCAAGATAGATCACCATATTCTTCTGCTGCCCAAGCTAAACAAGGAACATAGTTGAATGTAGAAGCCATCCAAGTTCCAAGAATAACTTTAACGTCGCTTGTTCTGCCGGCCGAGCTTACAGCCGACCAAATGGCACGAGACCGCTGTAGCATGTAGCGAATACGCACATAGTTAGCAGTAGGATTCTCTGGCTGATAATACGAAGTAAGAGGACGACACAAGGTATGTGTTGGATTTAAGAAGATGAAGGTATCATCATCACCGTGTGTGATTGCTCCTGCTGTGCCAGCATCTGTCCAGGAAATTGTGTTACTGTTAACAACGGTAATGGTTTTGCTACCCTCAGAGAACGCCCCAGTCTTGTGACGTACATAGACAGTTGCTCCAGTGACTAACCCATGACTGGGACATCCAGCAGATACTGTAGAACCTGTTCTTGATAGGCTAGTAATGTCTGTTCCTGCCTTAACATTAGCAGCGGTAAAAGCCGCTGTTCTAATATCTTGATACGCAGTAGATTCTCCTAGAGCATTGTTCCAAAGCTCATTGCCATATTCTATAAACCATTTCTTACCCGCTGGGAGCCTACTAATACCGTCAGCAACGTAGCTGGTAATATATGCATCTGTGGCTCTGGCGGGAATGTTAGTCCAGATGTTTAACCCACCATGTGCTGTAAAGAAATCAAAGCAAGCACCAAGGCTATGTTGGTGTCTCCACCCAGACCCGTAGTCGGCTGCTCTACTGGTAGCCCAATCGGTGTCAGGATTGCCTACTTCTGCCCAGCCACCTTCACTACCGTTTGTCTCTAGCCAATCCATAAACCGGAGCGTCTTAAACATGGCGAAATGGTCTAGAGCCTCTGTACGGAACTTCTGTGTCGTGGTGAGAGGGTATGCTGACGGATGTAGTTTTACATCGGCAAAATCCGCAGGAACGTTATTAAACTTAAGGGCAATGATGTTGTCACTAGCGCCAGTAATGGTAATAGTGCATGTGGTCTTATTAGTGACACCATTATAGCTACGCGCGGATAGTGTGCCACCCCCAGCTTGTGTTATGGTAGAAGCACCAGTAACAAAATTACCAGTACATTCAAAACTATAAACATCCGCATCTTCATCCTGTAAGTCACCCATAAATACACGAGTAGCAGTAGTACCTAAAGCTGGATACCCGTTACTTTTCAGAGTGACGTTTTCATATCCGTACCCACTACTGTTCGTAGAAGGACACCAGGCACGGCCTGAATTATTTAGGTTAACCCATACACGAGTATAGTAGTCGTAGTTTGGTCCCATGTTAGCGGCCAATAGATTCAGATTCTCCCATGTATCACCAGTTAGCGGTGTGTGGGTGAAGTGCCTGCCAACGAGGGCAATACGGTCTGTGTGCTCTAAGCGAGATGAATTAGGATCACCAGTATTAGACAGATAGTAGAGGCCATCTGCCGTGCCGGCCATACTAACACGTTCCCAGTAGTTGTATCCAATGTAACCACCAGTAGCCTCATCTAAGAGGGTCATGGTTGCATCTAAGTTACTGTTGTCAGTGTCATCACTGTTGTGTGTGGCAATTTGGTTAATCCATGCTGGCACGCCCTGTGAGTTCCTGGTCGATGCAACCAGGGCAGCACGAGCTGCGCGCTGGGTCACATTCATTGACAGGTTGCTCAGGAAGTTGCAAGTCATGAAGACTTTTTGATAGAATGGACTTGCAGGCAGTAGCCAGGCAGGGTTAATAGCATTAGCAATGTTTCCTGCTGAATAATCCCTAGGCCCAATGGCAAACAGCATATGAGGAGCAACAGCTAACACTGCTGTCATGAATTCCTCTTGATAGGCCCATAAAATTTCTTTAGTGGCCACAACGCTAGAATTGGGTTCCACCAACGGTTCCATGGCGTCAATTAGATCGCCGTAGTTATCCGCTAGATACACCGCTGATGCAATGAACAGGGCTTTTTGTCTATTTCCTTCTGTGCTACCTGAGAAGAAGTCGTCCCCACCAGAAGCTTCAGCGCCTTGTCCCTTGTCAGAGTCCATAGCAACAAAGTTCTTCATACCAGCAGCACGGGCTGCTGTTAGGCGTGTAACAATATTAGTGAGGTAGGTAGGGTCTAGATTACCAGGCTGCCCTTCATCCTGCATATCTTGCTGATAGCCTGTACCATAGGTACCATACTCTCGTACTACAGTGCGTAAGCATGTAGAGCCTAGCGCGGCGTCAGCAGCTTCGTCACCTGAGTGAGTAAGTTCAAAGTGACCATCAGTAAGGCCATACGGAACCCATACAGAGGTACCATCAAAGTCAATGAAGTTGGCACCACTGATTGTGAGGTGTGACACAGCACCGGTGACGGTGACATAGCCTGTCTTTACTTCTGAATCTGACCCACCGGCATTGAATGCTTCTAAGGAAATATCATAGGAGCCGGGGTTGATAAACTCATACACTGGATTCTGTACATTAGAAGTACCACCATCGCCAAAATTCCAGTTCCATGCATTAGGAGTATTGGTTGAAGTGTCTGTAAAGGTAACAGACAGCGGAGCAGTGCCACTTACCGGTGTTCCAGTAAAATTAGCTACTGGAGGTGGAGGAGGCGGTGGAGGAGGTGAGCCATGACCACCACGACCACGCTTTTGAGCACGCAAGAATTGTAGCCATTGATTCATTATGTGAGCCTCACCCTTACTGCACCAGCATTGTGATAATCCTCGCCAATGGCAACACCACCAGCACCGGCGAGTGCGTCAGAAGCGTAGTTTTTATCAATTAGCGCTCTTACTGGATAGCCAGAGATTTTCCAGGAACCAAAGTAGTATTCGAAGATAATGTGATTACCAACCCCGCTCTTACAAGTGAAGCTTGAGATGGTTGAACCCGTAAATGCATCTACCACGTCAGCGGGCAGAGTGACAACACGATCACCACCGCTTGCCTTAACGGTCCAAGTAAACCCGGTACCATTGTTAGGAGTACCAGAGAAAGATACTGTGGTGTTAGTAGCTAGGGCAGAAGTATCAAGACGAATCTTAGTGATGTCTAGTGCTATAGTTGCAGAACTAGCCACGCTAGTTGGAGACAGGTACCAGCCACCATCATACTCCGTAGGTCCGCTAATAGGCAGTGAACCATTAACCCCTTTAATGCGATCGAATAGTACAGAACCTGTAGTATCGGTAGGATCGTAAGTAATTACCCGAAGCTGCTTAGGCTTGTTGGTAATTGAGTCGTAGGTGTTTGTTGGCGCACTACCGGGCCATTGCTCGGGCGTTCCTGCTGGCCAGTTCCAATCGTCCAGGGGAGGTAGCGGACCATGCCATGTCGCCCTAGTTCTAGCACCCTTGATGTATACAACATATGATGGCCTATTAGTGTAATGGTGGACATTAATGTCCTTATCACTAGCAGGTTTTACCCGAATGTTGCTCATATGGACGCCACGGATGTTCTCTAAATAGAATGCGCCGTCCATGGTGAAAAAGGTAGTGTCTTCTTTCTGGAAACTCTTGTCCTTTAGGGTAATTTCAAAGTCGTAGAAATTGATACGAGTTTCAGTATCATATTCATCTTGCGTATTGTCATCTTCAACCCCAATGACTTGAATCCACCCAGTACAGTTACCTCCGCCGCCAATCATTGCATCTGTGCACTTATCAATGCACAGGGTCGGGTATAGGTCGGGCTGCTTAGAGACACCTAGTTCAACTTCTACAATGGAAGGAGTTTGTGAACTCTTGATGTGTAGTTGGATACCACCATTGCTACCACAATAAGTCTTATGAAAGAAGCTGTCTGGTCCCTGGCTATATAGGCCACCAACCTTACCATTTGGTAGATCAGGATGCTTGCCATTGCCGGTACATTGTACCTTGCTGAGCCACATCTTGCCACGCTTAAGGTTATAGATACCCCAGCCAGAGGCACCGCCGCAGCTAATTTCCGTTGCAATTAAGCCGGTTCTGTTAGCACTGTCGTCATCGCCCTCGTTGTCTGGGTCAACCCGTAAATGCACGCAATCAATTGGATCACCATTAATATCTACATTACCATTGGCATTAAGGTCTAGCCGCTCTAAGATTACAGCAGTGCGGCGGCCAATAACATCCTGGTTAAGACCACGACCTAGGATGTCAATAAGAGGTACTTGAGCATCATCGGTCTGCTTAAAGCGTACTTCCATCCGATCAACAATGCCACGTAGAGCCATACCTGGCTTTAGCTGTAGTGTTGAAAACACCCATGTACCAGGATCAAAGTCCATACAAACACCATGACCGCCTTGGCCCGTCTGGTCGGAACCAGTTAGCAAATACGCAGCATCAAGAGCAGCCTGAATCTTAGGAGCCAGGTCATCTCCTCCCTGACCATTAGAAGCACGCACAGCAGCAAGTTCTGCTGCACTCAGAAAATCAACGGCACGTAAATAAGTTGTATTAGACGCAGTTGTGCCAAACGTTGTCCATTGGTCCCCATTAGAGAAGTAGGGGACTAGAGAACCAGGAACACCAACAGTTGCAGTGTTGCCTGCATTCTTAACTGGGTCTGGTAGTGCCCCTACCTCACTGAAACAACCGACATAACCCCACTTAGCCATTATTGTTCAATCCAAACTTTATACTGAATTATTGCAAAGCTGTCTAATGCATTAGAGGCATTCAAAGCCAGTGTCAAATACATCGTAGCAGCAGTGTTGATGTTCGTATTTACATCGCCAAACTGGTTATCAGTGCCGGCAGTGTTGGTTGCATATTTACCAAGCGAGGTAGCCACAGTGGCAGACGAAGTGAATACAACAGTGACATCAAGGTTAACAATTTGTAGGGTAGTTGCAGCATAGGCAATACGCTCTACTCGGCTATCACTAGTAGTACCCGCCGTGCCTAAATAGACATCCAAGTTAGCAGTGCCGTTAGCACCTGTACGCTGAACAGTGGCAGAGAGACGTAGACGAGTATTGGCCTGGCAAATACCGGCTGGTAGTGTAGGAACTACTGGAAGAGTAAACGCAGTGCCGGTAGTTCCAGTAAGAGTGACAAGTGGGCTAGCTACCGAACCATTACGCTGCACAATTGGAATGATGCTGGTATTGTCCCCACCAGCCATTACGGGATTAACAACAGCAACCATTATGACACCGTATAGTTTACAGTGACAGTTGCGCCAGTACCACTAATAGCTGAGATGTTCGCACGATGCCACTTCCAAGAAGCATTGGTAGCAAACCCGTCTGTTGCAGAAGTAGTTCCAGAAATAGAAACAGTCCCTAATGGGGTAGAACACCAGTTGGTTCCATCATTAGAGACTTCAATTAGTACCGTAGCGCTTACAGCGCCGGTACCAGCTACAGTGATTTGATAAGTTGTGTAAGGACTGTCTTTGTATTCCCCAGTCTTAGCACCAGTGGTGGTGCCCCCAGGGAGTTGACGTGTGATACCTGCCTTGACATGAACATTAGACATTTTATACCCTCCAAGGTATGTTACCGGGGCTTACCGCCCCGGCCCTTTTAATTACCAGCTATTACCTGGTTGTGGGAAGTAATATTCCACAAGTACAAGCCAATCTCCACCGGTCGTGGACGCAGTACCAGTTTCAGTATATTTAGCTTTGATAAGGGTGTCAGCAGTGAGCTGAGTACCCAGCGACGTGCCCTGCTTAGCGCCAGCGGCATTGAAGCCTGCGCCAGTAGAACCCTTCACATCAAAGGCGGCAAGAAACTCGTTAGTCGTGCCTGGATTTGAACCTACAGAAATAGTAGCTGTAGTGCCAGCATCAGATGCTGTCTGTCCAATTACCCAAGAACCAGACAACACCGCACCTTTTGGCACAACAAAGGCCTCAAATGCGGTAGTGTCAGTACGAGCAATCTTTACTGATTTAGTAATGCGTTCAAAACCAGGAGGAGTAGTGGATGTAATTCGTTCTGACGGACGATTAGCCATTATTCCTCCTTACCTATTAAGCGCCAGGGCTGCCGTAGATGGCTCGGGGGTCGGTCCAGCCGAAGCTGTAGCGAGCCGTTGCCTTATACTTGGCATTCTCGGTATCGAAGTCTTCGTCCATACCGAACTCATCACCACGACGCTCGTAATACTTCAGGCCATTAGGCACATCAGTACGGATGAACCAAGCATCAGTGTCAGTTAGGTAGTGGTTGACCACGATTTCGGGAATCAAACCCATGGTCTTGATGGCATTGATGTCGTTTAGATCAGTACCCACACGGCCATCAGTCTTCAGGATACGGTTCGCCTCAAACATCAATTCCTTAGGAATGATGAGTGTCTTGGGACGAACTGCAATCTTTAGACCACGGTCGTTGGTAAAGCTAGCAATATCAATGACAGCCTGCTCAAGAGAAGCTTCTGACAAGTCAGCAGCAGTCGCAACACCGTTAGTCCAGGTACCCCCAGCAATGTTGGCGTGTGAGGACGAGCCACCACCACCAGCAGATGCAATTAGGGTAGCACCATCGCCACCAGTGTAGGAAGTGTTGAATGCACGGTTATAAACGTTAGCACCAACAATTTCCTTGGTTTGACGCATAGAGAACGCCAGAGCGGAAGCCTTCTGCTTACCAACTACGTCATACAGGTCATCTTCATAAATTTCACGGGTGATGATGAAACCAAGGGCGTACACCACATGGTTATATCGTGACGTGAAACCTTGACGCGAACTGTCGAACGTAACTGGAGCACCTTCATTCTTGACCGAAGCCAGGCCAAAGTAGCTACCACCAACGTCTTCTTCAAACGCCTTGCGAGAAGTATTCTTCTCAAACAGTTTGTCCC